CGGGGGGGAGCATGTGGTTTGCGGTTTGAGGTTCGCACTTGTGATTTTTGTTCAGTTCAGTGTGGTAATTGTTTTTTGTTCTTGTGTGTGTTTTTATCTGTTTGTTTTTGTGTTTTTCTGTTTAGTTCTGTTCTTGTTCTGTTTTTGAATTTATTTCTGGACCTAAAGTGTTTTAATTGTTTTTTGTTCTTGTGTGTGTTTTTATCTGTTCTGTTCAGTTAAGTTCAGTTTTGTTTCTGTTCTGTTTTGTTTTTGAATTTTGGCTAACTGCAGCCGTGATAAAAATTCAAGAAAATCCTTTTAAACCTAGAAAGCGGGTATGAAAATGGGGAAAAAAATGAGTGAAGACCTAACTTTTGAAGAAAGGTACCAAAAAGACATAAGAAGAAGAGAGTCATTTTTTTCAGACTTTCACCTAACTGATTACTCAAACTATTTGGGTATGAAAGATACAGATGAACTGCAAACAAAGGGTTATGTGGTATATATTGCAGACGGGTACATTACAGAATACATATTAAGATATTTTGATAAACAGTATGCAGTAATTGATGATTACCTATATTATGTATTAATCGTTAAGTTTATGGGCGGGTTCAAAGTATTTATATATGAGTACAGTTATGGTAAGTTACTAGAGTCAGATTTGTCTGATTATTCAATATTTGAGAAAAGTATAGCAGACATAAACAGTCTAATTTCAAGTTGTTATCATATTGCCCTATCTTTGTCTCACACATTTTTCAATATTACAGAGTACTACACTAAGTATATCTCTAATTTCAAGTGATTTTTTTCTTCTTTCTGTTTGTCTTCTGTTTCTGGTCTGATTCTGTTATTCTGATTGTCTGTTTGTCTGACTTCTGGTAACAGAAAGCCTTATATACTGTTTCTTTGTATATAAAAATAGGGGAAAAAAATGGAAAAGAAAGTAGATAAAAATGAGTTCTTGAATATGGTACTCTTGAAACTAGAAGAAGGTAAGGTTTTTTTAGGTAAACATGGGTTAAAAATCAACATAAGTCTAGATAACGTTAGGATAAATAGTGGTTCAGTGTCTATAACAGTAGGAGACATATATCTTAAAGTTGATATGAGAAACAGTGAACTTGTGTTAAATGACTTAGAAAATCATGAAGTCTACATTTACAGTTACGCAAACGATGAGGTCAAGATAAGGATTACACAAAATACGTTTTACCTGTACATGCAGATAGATGAATTGAAACCAGTAACACAAGAGGTAATGCTGAGAGCAATAGAGGCATTAAGGATACCGTTTAGCAAAAGAGAAGGGCTTAGAATCGATATTGATTTAACGCAATATCATGAGATTGAGTACACTAGTGAAGATGGATTGCAGTTACGTTATGGTGTTGATGATATACAGATTAAGGACGATAAACTTGTAATGAATGGTTTGGCAATAGACATACTAAATAATGACTGGTTTATATCATTTGAGAAAAACGTAATGAGCATGATTTTGTAATCTTTTTTTTCTCTGTTCTTCTTTCTTCTGTCCTCATTTGTCTGTTTGTCTGTTTTATTATAAGGGCTGTTATTGTACTAGTTTATCTGATTTATGGGCATAAAAACGGGGAAAAATATGGGAAAAGTTTTTATACTTTCTCTGACTAACTGATAAACAGGGGTAGAGAAAAGTGGACACACATGAGTTTCATAAATTGTTGATAAAGGTGGTTGATTTGTTTTTAGAAGACAGGATAAAAGAATTTGAGTTGAAGCTGAACACAACACTTGACGAATTAGAGTTTGAAGAGTTAATCGGAAAGCCTGACAGTTCAAATTCAGCAGAAAATAACGGTATTTTTATTGATGAGTATAGCTATGATGCTAGTGAGAATGCTATTAAAAAATTGTTTGTTGAGTATGTGAGACAGCCTGAGTTCAAATATACAGTCTTATCTATTAAAGGTGTAAACGATTGGGTGAGAGAGTGAGAATAAAACTATATGTACCGTATCAAGATATCAGAGATAACTGTAAAAGAAGAACTGACTTCTACTCTGACTTTGAGATAAGTGTAGATGACATACAGTACATTAGTTTCAGTGAACTGATAAGATTGGTAAAAGCAAATCCAGAGTACATAGAACAGTTAAAGAAAGTGCTAACAGAATGGGACAAAGGTGAGAGTGGATGAGTGAAATGAGTGTGGTTGAATATGAAGTAGTTTCAAAGAACCTTACTAGTAAGATGAGTCATGAGTTACTGTTTTCAGTCAAAAAGAGGTGGTTTGTAAAGCCGTTTAGGCATGACAGACAATTAGGCAAACTACATTACAAACTGTTACCAGGCAATTACATCAAATTCGGTCTATACGTATTAAAAAACCAGGATTATGCGAGGTTTGAGATTGCATGGGTACATGTAGACAAAGACGGAAAGATAGAAGAAAGAACAGTGTACAGCATTGAGACATATTGGCATATCTTCATTGACATTGAAAATGACTTAAATTGCCCTTACGTTTTAGCGAAATTTATTGAAATGCGTCCTGAATTTCACAAGACTGCATGGGTTGAGGAGAGTAATTACAGTATTGCAGAAGACGATATACAGATGGTAGAGAGTATCAAGCGATATCTGGAGAGAAAGATAGCAAGTGATTGAGGTTTCTAGTATGGAAAGGGTCTATCAGTGTCTAAGATGCGGGCTAACATTTAGAACTAAGAAACAGTTAATCAGACATCTGGTAAACACTGAAAAAGTAAACCCGCTATCAATCGATTACTATTATCAGTCTTTCTCTGTCTCTCTGAAAGATGTAAACAAGATTATCTGAATATCTTTTTTCTCTCTGTTTCTCCTTCTGGTCTGATAACAGAAAACTTTTTTAAGCCTGACGCGGTATTATTTAATGGTGAAAAAAATGGGAAATGAAACGGGAAAGGAAACAAGTGGAAAAGAACAAGATAAAGTGAAAGATGTGATAATACGGTTAGTAGAAGAAGACGGTAGAATAGCAGTCTATCTGGTACAAGGACTGAATACAGAATTTCTAGGATACGCTGATGAGATACAATTGGCTAAAGAAATTGCAAAGTTGAACAAGTTCATAAGCATATGGAGACTGAATCCCTTAGACCACAGATTAAGGGATTACTTAAGACAAGAGATTATAGAGAGACTGGTAAGAGTCATGGCATACATGATGTGAGAGTATGAGGAAAGTTGCATTTAAAGTGAATGAAGACTTGTTAGAACTGCTAGACAAGTATGCTATAAAACACGGATTGAGTAGAAGTGAAGTAATCAGAGAGGCAATAAAAAACATGGTGAAGGAAGAGTTAGAGAAAGACAGTATAATAGTGGCAAGAGTGGAAAAAATTAGGATATGGTGATTCTAATGGAAAGAATGCTACTGAAAAAACTGTATGCCTTGGACGATATACAAGTTGGTATATTCGAGGTAGAGAGCAAAATACAGTACTATATTGCAGTGCTAATAGACGGCTTAAACTTTGAGGTTTGGGGAAAGGGGAAAACCCCATATGAGGCGATTATTAACGCTTCAGAAAAGTGGAGCAATAGTTTCGGGGGCTTCAACCCCTTCCGTGAAGCTCTGCGTTTGAGGTGGTAATGTGAGAGTTGTAACATTTAAGGCAGAAGAAGAACTGTTAGCATTACTGGACAGATATGCAATGAACAAAGGGCTGTACAGGAGTGAAGTAATCAGAGAGGCAATAATAGAATTTCTTAGCGTTAGGGGGTACAAAGTTAATGGCTAATTTTTTCAGGACTGCAAAGGCGTTAATCATAATACCAGATGACATACCAGGTCGTCTGGTTATCTTCAAGCTTCACGGTAGGCTAGTCTATAGATATCAGACTATCAGACGTATAATCACCAAAACAGGAAGAGAGGCTTACGTATATAGGTTTGCTAGACTACCATGTACAAAAAAGCCGAATGAACCAGATTTTCAGATATGTATAATATCAGAGTTAGAATACTGTGAGCCAGAAATAGGCGGTAGAAGAAACAAACATCCGTTGTCTTTCAGATACACAAGTTGTCAGCCATTCTATCTTAAGGATTATGATAGTCTGGACAGTCTGTACAAGGCAATGGACAGTACTCTTGATTCCTTAATCATAGAGTATAGTGACTTTATATCAGGTTTTGGCGAGAGTGTTGAAGACCTAGCACATGAATCAACGCAAATAAATGTATGCAATCTACTAACTGATGAAGAGGAGATAAGTCATGACTATTGTTAATATTCTTCGTGTTGATATTGACCAACCGTTTGATTATCTGGACAAGCAGTTTTACGGGAATCTGACACTCAGAAAGTTACTAGTCTGGAGAATATTCTATGTAAGTAAAGTCTTCAGTCAGCATGTAGAAAGTCTGGAGTTCAGAAAGTCATTGAGTGGAAATATTCATGTTCTTGTTACTATCAATCCAGGCATACAGAGAACACTAGTACCGTTAGCTCAGTTTCTCATGGGTGATGATATAATGAGGACTTTCATGAACTTGAAGAGGAAAGGAAAGGGAAACTATTTGTTCAGTTACGGTAATACAGATGCTGACAGATTTTTAGCGGAAAGGCAAATTGCAAGGAAACAGAAAGCTTTAAATAGGAAAAAAAGTAAAACTAAAAACGGGGAAAAAAATGGGGAAGGAAAAAGTTGAAGAGAAAAAGGAAAATAAGTCAGGTGTAAAGGAAAAAATCCAAAACTGGATAGCAGACGCAAAGAAAAGAGGTACGTGGCAAACACTGTTACTGAAGCAGATAGGAAACACAAGGCTAAACGTAGCAGTAACGCCAGACGGAAGTGCATTATTGAAGATATTCATAAACAGACCGCAAAACGGTATCATATTCAGTTTAAACGAGTTAGAAGACATAAAGAAGGCAATAGAAATAGCAGAGAGCATAAAATCTGAGTTAGAGTCTATTCCAGAGTTTAAGAACGCCAAAGTTAGCCTAAAGACTCAGAAAGGTGTGCTAGATGAGTAAGTTTGCACAGAAAATTGAAAAATTAAAGAAGTCATTGCTAAACAGATTAGAAGAACAGGATATAGTGTCTGTTGATGTAGCTAGTAAAGGTTCAGTGTACATAGGTTTACTAGGATTCAGGCAGGACGATAGAAAAGCAGTTACCCTGTATGTTAGAGGACAGAATCCGAAAAAGAAACTTTACGTCAATCTCGATGAAGTGGACAACTATATCAGAGTATTTGAGTTCTTAAAGAAGCACAAAGAGGAACTTGAAAAGATAGTAGGCAAACCGCCAAAATCGACTTCTGCACCAGACATTGATGAACTAGAAGAGGAGCCAGATGAAGAAACGGAAGAGAAGTCAGAAGAAAAGACAGAGAAGAAAAAGAAAGAATCAGAAGACGAAGATGAGCTATGACATTCGTTGAAGATTTTTTGTCAAGTTACACTTTTTCTTACAACCCTAGAAACTTAGAGACCCTGTTACTAGGTTTGGGCATTAAAGATACAGAAGGGGCAAAAAGAGCGATAAGGTTAGGGTCTGACCCAAAGTATTTCCAGGTGTATATGATGTACAATGACAAAGCCAAACTGATAACTAGGATAATGCAGTTCAATGCAGACAAATATGGTATGAAACTTACGTTTCAGAACGGTCTCTCTGTTAAGCTATCGCCGAAAGTCCTAGCGGAATCAGTAGATGACTTCTTTGACATGTTAGACCAATGGTTCATAGTGTCAGTAGAAAAGGATGAGATTGGTGTTTTGGTGAAGTCAGTAAAACCAGTGAAACCTAAGACTGATGTGGATATAGATGAAGACTTCTTGAAGAAAGTAGAAGCTGAAGTACCACTGTACATCTTTCTGATAGCGTCTTTTGGGTATAAGATACCAGACAAGACAACATATAACGTGTACAGAGACTATATACTAGGTCGATTCATACATTTGTTCAGACCGAGTAGTAATATTCCGTTACATATAGCAGAGTTGAGCAATAGAGGAACTGGAAAGACTACAACTTTTCTCATTATGAGGGACTTTCTAGGATACTATTATACTACAGAACCACCTACATTGCCGTTTCTGGTCTATGATTCAAAGACTAAACAGCAGGGGATTGTAGCAACAAAGAACGGGATAATTTTCGATGAAGTCCAAGACTGGTCTGGAGATAGAGTAAAGGCTATTCTGTCAGTATTAGACACAGGTATGGAGAACTGTACATGGAACCGTTCGGTATCTGGAAGTAGTGAGACTATTAACAGGTGTATTCCAATAGTGTTCTTAGGCAATGAAAACTATATTAGCATAGACTTCTACCAGGCACCGAGTAATTTACAGCAATATATAGCAGAAAAGTCATCAATGCTAGAAGAAGTACTGCTAAACAAGTATCCAGATATCTTTCCTACCAAAGCGTTCTTGGACAGGTTTGCCAGAATTGCAGTAGGCAATAATTTCCCTTCATTTACAGAGACTATAACGGGCAAAGTACTGTTCCCTACCATTCTGAGAAAGTTAATCAGAGAATTACAGAAACGTATAGACAGAGAGTCACCGTTAAACAATGACTATGAAGGAAGGACAAGAAGGAGAGTAGAAGATGTAGGACAAGTGCTAAAGGGGTTAGGGGTAGACTTAGATAAACCAGAACTAGTATACGCGTGGACAAGGTTTGTAGGGGTGCAGTGACAAAATGTTTTTATATCCCGAAAAATAGATAAGATTTGGTGAGAGAAAGTGGAGAAAGCAGAAAAATACGTAAAAATCGGGATAGACGGATACACATACAATCTGTTCAAGTCAGAGAAAGACAAATGGAGAAAGAAGACGGGAAGGGTTCTAGATAACAGTGATATACTGCTAATCTTAGTGCAGAGGAGCAGAGCATTGGAATGTCTGGAGAATGATAAGAGCAAAACGGTGGAAGAATGCAAGAAGGAAACAGCTTTACAGAATTACTGAAAAACATAATAGCAGAAACTTTTAAGGAACTCTCAAAGCCTGTTGATAAACTACAATACCTCACGGTTACACAGATTTCCCAATGCCCAAGACGAAGTTGGTATGAGCTGAAAAAAGGGGGATTAGATTTAGCAAGTGAATATGCAGACATGGGGATGGTGTTTCATAGTCTGTTAGAGGACGCAGTAAAAAACAGACAAGAACTAGGTAAATGTTACACAGAAGTAGATATAGCAAAACCATTTTACGGTATTGAAATAAGGGGAAGAATAGATACACTGTGTATCAGCAGAGATGCATACAGAATAATAGAGTTCAAGACAACAAACATGCAAGATGGGTTCAAAGGGATAGAGACAGCACATTTGAGGCAGGTTAGTTTATACTGGTACCTGACAGGAAGCCAACCAATGCGGAAGGAAATTTATCTGGTTTATATAGACAGAAAGACTGGTGAAGTCAAGGTAATCAATATGAGACATGAAAGTATACTGAAAAAGAGAGAACTAGGAAACAGAATAAAGTATCTGGTCAGAAGCTTCAATGAAAACAAAGTACCAAAGCCAGAACCAGGTAGGAGTTGTATATTCTGTCCATATAAGACGGTGTGTAAAGCATGGAAACGGTCACGGTATTGAGAAAAAAGGGAAAAACATATCTGATAGTCAGTGTGAATGGATTTCTGACAGTAACAGACTGTAAAAGTCTGAACAAATTGCAAAAAGAATTGCTAAGACAAGCATACAGAAAAACAAAGAATGAGGAAGAGAAAGCGTTAATTAATGTCTGTTTACAGAGTCGTTTAAATCGTTAAGTCTTTTTTCTATCTCTTTCAAGTCATAGTCAAGCTGTTCATACAGTTTTCTCTCTTTTATCGGTGCTGTGGCAAAAATTAATCTCAGAATTTCTACTTCTTCTCTCTGTATCTCGGTTATCGGCTTAAGATAACTGTCTATCTTATTGTCTATAAATCTCACCATCATCCTGTATATCTTATACATACTTGTGATTACAGTTACTACTGTAGCTATCATGAAATATATGTTACTTATCTCCACCAACAATGACACTCACCTTATTTGGTAAGTTAGTCAATTCATCTATTGTGTATCCCTTTGACAGAAGATAGTTTACTATGTAAATCAATGCTTTTATTGTTGTGTTAAGCCCTATATCATTGTCTCTCTGTATATTGTTCTTTATGTTTAACAGCATATTATATGTCTGTTTATCTAGTCTTATAGACAGCCTGTATTCTTTTCTGTCTGGAAACGGTTCTACAAGTTTATCTAGCTCTGGATGAAACAGATGAACATGTATCTTGAATTCTTCAAATGTGTGAAACTTCAGTTTACAGGCAGTACATACATATGTCATGTTTGCTCAACCTCGTAGTTATCTGTTATAAACTTGGGTAACAGGCTGAAATACTGTTCAAATAATTTCGGATAGTCTGTTATAATATATTTTCTTATCCTTGACAACATGGTGATGTCTCGATTATATATGGCAAAAAGTCTATATAACTTATTCTGATAGACCGCAGAGTAAACAGTACTAAGTTTAATTATTTTTGTGTAACCTAGATACAGTATATTAGTACTTCTGACAAAAGAGATGTTGAAAATATGTATTTTATCAAGTATTTCAAGCGGGCTGATAACAGTAGCTAATTCTTCTAATGCTCTTACAGCTACATCATATCCTCTGATTGTATAAGTATCTGTTTTTCTGTTTATGTAATAGAACTGTTTGTCTAGTGGCAGTCTTTCTTTCATTGTCTGGTATATATCTAGACCATATGTCTCATCAAATGTAACAGCTACAATGCTGTGGTTCTGTTTACTTATAGTCTCAGCATACGGTATATGATATTCAAGACAGAAAGACAGAAAAGCAGAAAATAATTTTTCCAGACTGTCTTCTAGTCTATGCTCTAGAATCCTCTGTCTGAAAGACATAAGTAGATATAAGAAAAAAGACTATATTACTTTTACACTCTGAGACCTACTCCAGCTAATAGACCTTTTAAGAACGTTCCTATTACTGGCATACTGAATATTAATCTGATTACTATGTATGCACCGATAAGGTCTCCGATTACAGAGCTGAATGAGTCTACTCCCTCGAGTATTCCAGTTGCTACGTCATATGCTACTTGTAGTGCCTCATTTGCTAAGTTAGTTGCACTGCTTGTGGATGACATGGCTGGTCTAAGTATAGTGTTGTCAGAAATATATATATACTTTAAGCTTCTATTTTTGATTGTGATAACAGAATCAATTCAAAACAAACTAGAAGACATTGTGAAAGAGTATAAGAAGAGAGGGATAGACTTAGGGATAATAACAAATGTTGATGAGGTAAGCTTGTTTTTCGATACATCACAGTACGCAGAGGCAATAAAGAAGAAAGTAATAGAGATAGTAAGACAGTCAGGAACAGGAAGGGCAAAGATTGATTTTAAGACAAACGGGTATGTGATAAAATTTGCAATACAGAGAGGGTACTATAACAGGAACACAATAGAGAAGCTCAAAAGTCTAGTAGATTACTTGCATGAACAGAAAATCAGATGCGGTTATGAGATTAAAGGTGACTTGATATTTGTCATGTCACTTACTGACTTCTTACAGAAAATCAGCGAGGATGTAAAAGAGAAACTGAAAGATGAAAGAGTTAAGATAGCATCAAAACAGGAATACACTAAGTACATAGTGGTGATAAAAGTTGAGCAGTAAACAGACACAAAAACTTGTTGTGTCAGACCCAGAACTAAATAAGTATGTTGAGTGTATCGAGCTACTGGACGAATGGAAACAGATAATAGACAGAGCAAGAAGGACTATATTTTCACTTGACCCTGACTTTAGAAGAGAAGTATATGCAAACGTCAGTATGTTAATCGGAAATGATAATGACCCTGTGAAGCAAGTCCTTTACAAATACGTTCAGGATAAACTAGAAAGCAGAATGGGGTCTAAGGCAGAGAAAAGCAGTTTCAACTACATACCTGTTCCTGATAAAATAGTAAACTGTATGGACTTACTTAAGTCTGCAATCATGTTTGAAAAGGTAGCACAGAAATACGGAGACGTAGATGAACTAGAAAAAGAAGAAAAAAGTTCTAATAATTCGACGTAATAAAGTCTGCTATTTTTTGTGCTGTTTCTTGGCTTATTCCTGTTCTACTGGAAAATGCTGAAATCGCATTATTGATATACTCTGCAATCATATCACTAGAAGCACTACCAGCTTTCATTTTCAGATAACTCTTTAATAGTTTCTCACCGAAAGCTATGTACATTCCCCATTTTATATTGGGAATGCCATCAGTCTTGCAGATTTCTTTTATCGCTAATCTGAGCTTATGGTACGGTGTAAATCCAGCTTCCCACTGTGCAGTCTGATTTGCTGTTACTGTTTCTGCCATCTCTGGCGGTACTATTCCACCTATTGACCTATAGATATACTGTTTATATTGATACCTATCTTTTGAGTCTTGTCTGTATTTTTTATTCACCATTAGCTACCACCCCCCATTATAATAGGGATTACTGCGTTATAAATTGCATCTAATACTGTCACATCTAGACCGTATACGTCGCTGTACTTTGACTCTAGGTCAGTCTTTGAGGCTTCATTTGCGGTATTAGGGTCTGGTGAACTGTTCTTATTCTTCCAGACTTGATGTGCTAATTCTTCAGCAAATGCTATGTAACCGATATAGTCTTCTGTGGCAACTTTATTGGTCTTTAATATGTCTAGAGTCTCGTTTCTGACTTTTGACATCATGTCATTATACTGTTTCCAGTCTGCAGTAATTGATTCGGTTACAGATATTGCCATGTCTTCTGGTATCAATCCTCCTAGATTTCTCCATAAATACAGCTTGGTCTTATATCTGTCTGTAGAGTCTTGCCTTAGCTTCCTGTTTAGCTTAGCCATGGTGTCTCTAAGGTAAGTTAGCAGACTGGATATTTTATTTGTTTCGGAATACAGTGTTCACACATTCTGGTCAGTGTCCATATTTTCAGACTTATAGACTTTCATAATATCTAAAAAACAGACATAATCTATATTAGACCGAATGTCTCAGATTTAATTTGACCAGCATGTTGGAGATATATTCTGGTTGTAGGGCATGCAGTTATGACTATTTATCAGTACTATATGAACAGTACTTCAGAAAGAATGGAATAGAGGCAAAATATGTAGGGACTTTAGTCAGACCAACAGATTCTCAGAAATTCTTGATAGATGATATTCTTCACGGTTCGCATGAACTAATGAGACAAAGAAAGAAAGTAGACTTTTTCAGAGGTGACAGTGTGCTTTACCCGTGGTATGACTTTCATATAGACAGTATACTCATAGTTCCGAGTAACTGGAATGCTGAACAGTATAGCAAATATTTTAGAAAAACATATGTTCTGCCTCACTTTGTTAATGATGACGCAGTAGAAATGATAGTAAGAAATGAAGAGAGACTGAAAGAAGATAAACTCAGAAATATACAGTATAGTTTTCTAACAATCGGGCATAACAATGATTTTGACAGAAAGGGTATAGTTCTGGCAAAAAGACTTATGGACAGACTGGGTATATCTAATAAACTAGTCTGTTATAGTAATGAGCCATTCTGTCATAAGGAACATAGGCTGACAGAAGTAGGTAAATATAGAGAATATTACAGAGCTAAGTTTTATGTTAGTCTGTCTTATTCAGAAAGTTTCGGTATGACTCCATTTGAGGCAATGGCAGTAGGTACACCAGTAATCTACCCTAACTGCCATGCTTATGCTGAGTATTTCAAAGGTGAAGTTGGTCTGCCGATAAACTGCCAAGGACACAGCATAATGAGAATCGGAGACAAAGACTATAACGTCTGGTACTTTGATATTGATGAAGCAAAAGAGATTATACAGTATGCAGACTCGATGTCAGATGAAGAGTATATAGATATGTCAATAAAGACGTTTGAGTTCGCAAAACAGTTTTATGCAAGGAACATCATACCGAAGCTGATAGAGATAATGAAAAGTTAGCTGTTTATGAATTCAAGAATCAGGTCTATCTTGTTTTCCATGCAATAGTTGTACAGAAGCATGAACGCTTCATTAAATGTGTAACTGGTACCCTTATCAACTGCAACCATAGGCGGTCTCTTCATTTTAACTATAAGTCTGTTTTCTTCTACAGCTACTTCTGTTTCGGTAAGCACATTCAGATACTGTTTTACTGCTTCGATACCAGTGGCTATGAGCTTCCAGTTTCCGTTTTCTAGTGGTCTCAATTTTGCTTTCTTCCCTCTGACTGTCTCAACTTTATACCATGCACCGTTCAGAAAAACCTCTTGTCCTGTACGTACCGAATCTCCTACAGGCAGTTCTACAGTCTTGTACTTTACTTCTGCGAATTCAGTTTTAGTAAGCATTAATCTTTGCGTTCTCTCATTTCTGTATAGTCTGAACTCCTCTAGCAACTAGTGTCACCTCTTTCTCATTGTACATAACAAGGAACTTGTCTTTAGCTTTTCTGGTAACTATCTCGATGAAAGATGATAATGGTAATTTACAATGATAGCAGTCAGAACACATTGCCCCTAATTGTTTCCAGTCAGCCAACTTTACTCTTTCAGAAGACAGAAATATCATAGACCCTTTTTTCTCAGCGTGGACTCCTAGTTTTTCAATAACTAGGAACATAGAATCCAGAAATTCAGACATTGGGATGACTATCTTATTTTTGTCTACAATCATACTTATATCCCAGTAAAACAGAATTAAAAATATGTCAGCCCAACAGCAGTGTGACCTAACGTCATATGATGCAATGTATTACTTACAAACAGGAGATTTACAGTTAGCAGTAAACTTATTTATTTCACCGAATTCATCGTTTAGCTATTCTGGAAACAGTGGTCAGAGTATCCTACAGAGCCTAGGAACAATAATAATATGGGTATACAAAGTAAACGGACAGATACACATTTACACTATAGGATGGCAACCGATATACTATTCATTACAGAATGGATGCAGAGCTAATATCTATTTCAGACTGTGGGCATTAATCCAGATTCAAGGTGCATGGTTAGCGTCTGAAATAATGAACATGCCAGTAACACTGAAAAATACAGGAGGTCAGTTTGTAGGTACATTTATACCTCTTCATTTGCTGGGGTTTGCAATAGCTGACTTTCCTTCACTTTCAAGTGGTTCTCAAGGTTACACCCACATGTTAATGTCGCAGACTGATGGGTCAATAAAGTTACTTCCATCAGCACCTGGCGTATTGCCTTACTTCATAACGGTGGGCTTTCAGTGTAGGGCAGGAGCTTATGTATTGAAACAACCATGTCCTAATTGTATTTTTGTCAGACTCTGTGTGCCTACGAGTAATGGTATACCATATGAAGTGCTTATGCTTATATGTTTATTAATATATGCTGGTTGTTATGCAAGTTACTCTGACATACTCGGAAAGAATGGGCTTTCAACAGTAGGTGCAGGGGTTAATGCCAAGGTTCCAGTTACTGCAATAGTCTACTTTGATACTCAGCAATATATCCAGCAAAATGTAGTTAGCCAGCTAAACGTTACAATACAGTTATATGCATTAATTTGGGTAGGGATATCAACCACGAATTTTGTAATACTACCAGAAATAAGCCAAATTCTAAAGATGCCATCTGGGCTAATACTAAATATTCCAGTTCCCTTTCAAGCATATCCGACTCCAACAGTAGCAATACCCAGAATACTGACTCTCATAACATGCTGTGGCACACCATACATTTACAACCAATATTTCCCCTGCTCATTTGACAAAGCTTCTACAGTAACAACAGAGTGCGGGGTTCCTCTAGTGGCATATCCTACAATATCGCAGATGCAACCGATAGCTGGGTCTAATGTAGCATTCCTACTGTCAAACCAGAGTGCAGACTTTGCTGACTTATTGTCTCTAAATTACGGTCTGCTTAACTTAACGACACAGCAGAAGGTAAGCCTAGCTAACCAGTATTCTTACACCATGACTCAGTGTAAAAAGGAAGTAATAAGGGGTACATATTACGAGGAATGTGTAAAGAATGTCAGCAGTAATCTTAATCAATATAGTTCACAACCAGCATCGCCACAGCCAAATATACCAGTAGATGAAATATTAATTGGAGTAGGGGCAGTTGCACTGATTGTAATAGGAACAGTAGCATTAGTCTTGACTGGTGGTGCCTCTGCACCAGTTAGTGCTGGTCTTGATGTAGCAGGTGCAGAAGCTCTCGGGTCACTGCTTTTAGACAATGGTGCTTTGTCTTTGTCATCATTGCAAGAAGAAGGTCTAGCTAATACACTTATGCAAACAAGTGTTAGCGATAGTTTTGAAAGTGAGGATGAAGAGATAGTCCAAAATGAGCCTAACTCTGCGAAGCTTGTTGTATTTACCAACACCAATCAGCCCTTTACGCTAACAGTAACAGGGACTGACATAACAGGAACTGTAACAATACAAAGCGGTATTGCGGACTTTGACTTAACAATAACATTGCCATCAGGAGTTAGTGTACCTATTTCGGTGCCAGCAGGGGTAATAGATGACTTCACAGATGACCAGGGGTACACTATATATGAGCAAGAAGACCAACCAGTTAGACTGAAATACTCTGATGGTCAAGTAATATATAATACAATTAGTCAGCTAGGCAAGAAACTAGACGGGTTCTTTTCTCTACTGAAAAAACTGTTGAAATACATAGCCGTGGCACTCCTGTCTGCAATCGCCTCAATTCTAGTGAACATGTTCTTGTTTATGCCACTTGTTGCCAGCATAATGACATCAATAATACAGTCTGGACAAGGAGTAAGTAGTGGTGGTACGGTGACTGTTACAGGGCAATCAACCAGCACGACATTAAGTACTGCATTAAGTGATATAGCTTCCACATTCGGTCAGATACCGCAAATACTGGAAGAAATACCAGTGGCATTAGCGTCGGCATACCTAATAACTGACCTATTGACAGACTTCTTCGGTGATTTATGGAGAGGATTCAGTAAGAACTTGCTACCAAATAAGGCAGTGAATGTAAATATACCGCAACCATTAGAGGTAGACCTGAAATCAAGACTGAAAGCATACTCAGAGGCTGTAATATCCAAAAATGATAAAGGAGAGTGGGTCATTAACAAGAAACTGAGAGGGAGATTCAGCTAATGCCACTAGACACATGGAAAAGTTGTTGCCCCCAAGCTGTAATGTATCAGTCAGGAGACGTTTATGTCATATCTGGATGCGGTGTAGAAGTGAAGTATAAAGACCTAAAGTTAGCAACAAGAGAATTCTGCAAAAAAGTAGCACTTAAAAGAGTGAGAAAGAAGTGACAAGAAGATACAGAAGTAATCCTGCAGTTATACCAGTACCGTTTCCTGTGCCTCTGCCTATCACAGAACAAACCACACCACAAATACCGCCACCATCTCCTACTGCAATACAGTTTACATGTTTCGGTATACCGATTTATCAATCTCCATCTGTCCCTAAATCATATGCAGTGGTTAATGTGGTGTCACATAACGTTTTTTACGGTTGTAGCGGTGATACATGTTTTGAAGGAGTAGAAGGAGTTGATATAAGGAGTTTCGTATTTCTGCCAATAAACCTTTTCGCGTATATATTTGCATGCGAAGCACCTTTAGAAACACAAGAGACACAAGGGACACAGACAATCATAGTTATTACAGAAAGCAAACCGTTATATAATACTGACAAAGTGACACAAGTAAACCAGATAGTTCAAGGTCAGTTTACAGACAAGTCAGAAGTCTTGTCAATAAATTACGGAGACGTGAACGTAACAGACATAAATTATCTATCCTTTATTCAAACAGGGCTACAAATTGCAACAAAATTTACGTTACCGCTATGTGACAGAATATCGATATTTAAGACACCATTTGAACTAGCAGTAGCCAAGACGCTTTATCTAGAGATAGTGGGTAAGGAAAGACCAGAATTGACTGCAATACTTGATTTTATGCAGTCTCTAGATGCAGAAATAAGTGGTATAATAGAAACAGACTACCAGGAAATAGAACCAAATGGCAAGCTAACAGACGTCATAAGTAAGCCAATTCAGAACCAGTTGCCATTACAAATTCTACCTGGATTAATACTTGGAGAATCATATCAATTTAACACAAACAACATACTGATGCAAACAGAAATAGAGACAGAGATAGGAGAACAACTATATACAGATGGCATAACATTTGAAACAGAACTAACAGTAAAACAATCATAACATTTTAATAACCCAGTCAGCATAAATTTAAGTATGCCATTAAACCTGAAGTATTTCGTACCAGAACAGAGGTACATTATCCTAAAAACTAAAGGTGGCGGTCTAGTATCAACAGACAGAGAAGACTTAGAAATGAGAGTAAGGGATGTGCTAATCAAGTATCTAGGGAAAAACGTATACGACTCTGACCCAAGAGCCAGGCAAATAATAGACACATTATCTAGAAACTACAGAGACGTAGAAAGCTGGATAAGGGATTCAGAATTTGTAATGAGGTCAAGGGCTATACTGAAGTACTATCCTCACGGAGACCCATATGAAGAGGTTAAGGTCATTAAGACACATAATGAGGCTACATGTTTTCCGATTGCAACATTAGCTTACTTTATAGTAACAGCTAATTGCCCTACAGGTTGTTGTGGCTGTGGTTGTCATGCAGGCTGTAACGGTTCTGTGGGTCATGCTCCATATTTAATGGTAGGTTCTGATACATCAACATTAACATACTGTTTAATGCCCAACTTAGCACAAGGGTATACCCAATCACCATCTGCAACATCGTATTATTGGGCTACTGGAGTCCTAGGTTCAAGTCCAGGAAGTGGCGGTCAAGTCTACGCTGTAGTAACATCAACATGGAACGCTGGAGTCTTACCTAGCGGGACAATAGGTGAAGTAGGAGCGTTTCAGTTCATGATAAACCAGCTTGCTAATAGCGTAGATTACGGGACAGGAGTACCGAATCAAGGCTATGTGATGTATGCAAGGGTATCATCTGCAAGTGGTGCATTCTCCCCAATAAGCTATACCAATACTGCACCGTTCACTGCAAGCATAACACTTTATATGGCTGTATGACAAACTTGATATGAGGTGAGTGCATGAGAAGAATAGAGATAGAGACAGAAAGGACTACAGTTATAAGGTTAGCAGGGAAAGAACTGAAAAGGAAAAGTTGGGAAACAAGGCATAGGAACCTAGTGATAAGACATGAGTAGCACCGCTAATGCAATAGCTGATGCGTTTCTAGGCGTACTTAATGCACTTGCACCGATAATAGAAGGTGCAACTGAAATAATCACTTTCATGGCATTGACATACGTCATGACAATGGTAATAGCAAGAATATTAGGTGGGCTGTTTGTCTGATTTCCCATCTAAACAGTTTTACAACTGGTTTAAGGAGAACTTTGGCTACACTAGACTGCAGAGACTAGATAAGTGTATAGATACATACGGTAGTCTAGAAAACTGTGTAAAAGAAATAATGACTGTTGCGTTTGACGATATAGAAAATGAACATGACTCTGTAGACGAGTTATTTTGGGGTCTAATAAAGAAGGTGATGAGCAATAAGGCTATCTCCAGTCCTGACAATAGGTAATACATACGCATATATAGCCCAGCCCTACTTCTTTACACGTGCATTAGTAAACACAGCTTACGCAAATGTAAGTACAAGAGTAATAGCATCACCTACTGAACTAATCATTTTGGAGAATACAGAAGGAGCAGAAGCACAGCCCGCAATGATTTTTAATGCCGTTTTAGAATATCATACTTAATGACCCAAATTCTGGTTAAAAACGCGTTTAGTTGGGTAAATATAGCAGAGGATGTATGTAAGTTCATTCCAAACTGTAAGCTGACAGTTATAGACAAAGAAGCAATACCATCAGTTGAGGACACTAACGTTATATACATAGGTGACCTGATGAATGTAAAGACTATCAGTATGTTAGAAAGGATAAAAGCAAAAAACGTGGTGTTGTGGGTAGATGAAACAAGAGTACCGAAGACAAGCTACAGTCTAAAGAACCTCAAGTACAATTATTGGATAGTACCAGTTTCACAGTGGAATAAGGAAGTATATGAAGAACATATAGGTCACACAGAAGAGATAATCCCTAGATGTACAGAATTTAGGAGAACAGAGGGAAAAAGACGCGGAAATGTGCTGTTTGGTGTAGTATCATTTACACCAGGAGTATACAAGAGATACGAAGAACTGTTACTTGCAGTAGACTATTACAGAAAAAATTACGGTGAACTAGAGATATATGCATACGGACATACGGAAGGTCTACCTAGTTTTCCTGGTGTACATAATATGGGCAGATTAGGTAAGTCAGAAATACAGAAGCTATACAGTATTGCAGATTTTGCTATAGAATTAGGCATAGAGGCATTTGGAATGCCATCAATAGAAGCATGGGCAATGCAAGTACCTATGCTTTACGGTAACGTAAACGACGTGAGAAACCATGCATATGGTGTGTCTATAGACCCAGTAGACTTTGATGCTATAGATTTCGGTGAATATATACTACCAGTACCGATTTATGATGAATATAAACTAGCAGAGAAAATAAGAGAAGTAGCAGAAATAGAAGAAGTGCCAGAACTACCAGAGAAATACAGATGCTCATATACAGCAAAAAAGCTCATATCTTACCTAGAAGCCTAGTCAAGTCCACGGCAAAGTTAAGCCAACTTTTTGGTATCTTCAGTATAACTCTTTCATGAAAACCATACCCTGTGTAACCAGCTTCTACATTATAACTGTTTACCATGTAAACTGTAGGCAGTATACCTAAATTCTGACCTATTTCTTCATAGTATATCATATACTCTTCTGGGCTGTATATTATTACGTATGTACCTAGTTCTTTCGGTTTAACTTCTATCAACTTTGCATTGTAGTTTATCAGACCTATAAAGCCATATTCTGGCACATGGACAGTTGTCTTTGGTGGCAAAGCAAAAACAAAGCCTATTGTCTCATTATTGTAGACAGAGAGAGTATACAACGGTACATCTGCAGGGTTTGTCATATATGTGGACATACCTAGCAAGTAATAGACATCCCCGAAAGCCCTACCAAATAAGTAGTCAGGTACCTTAACTATCTGCCCGTTTATATTTAACTCTGCACCTCTTATTAGACCAACATACCTTATGTCATCAGTACCGTTTACTAAATTCCATATCATTTTCCCGTACTGACCACCAACATAAGTCCCTGTAACATATAGCTTACTTTCATTTGTCTGTTCTACTGTTATTTCATCTTCTCTTCTGCTATACGGAAAATATTTAAACGGTCTAATGGCTCTCATACTACACTATGCACCCTGGCATAATATATTTTTATCTTACCGTCTTCAAACATTTTTGTTATTTCTTCATCTGATAGTACTTTCCCCTCTTCAAGACGCTCGGTTACAACAACAATAAAGGCTTCATCGCCGTCCTGTAACATTACTTGTATCCTGTTCTCCTTCAAGTTTGTTTGACATATTCGGTTTATCAAGTTTATAGTGCTTTTATGTCCTATTGCGTTTACTAACTCATCTGAAGTTAAAGCACCACATAGCATTACATCTGGTATCTGGTTAAAGAACACTACTGAGTGACCTGATGCTAACATGGCTGGACTAAATCCGTTAAGGAGATACGAACCCATGATTCATGTTTTACAAAAAACTGGTATAAAAACTTATCCGCTACTTTTCCCTACTTTTGACCCCGTATGGAAAATGATAGCTGTTATTAACGCGACTAGAATGTATGTCCAATATTGGCACTTCAAGAGAGAGGGATTAACAAATGTGAAGAATATCATAATAAATGCAAGTATACTGTTAATCAGATACATTATTACTTCTAGAGTGAAGTTCCCGCTTTGCATGTCAGCATGACCTTGCATATTTTAATGTTTTCACGTTTATATAGATGCCTTCAATAACGTAAATTATAAGCAATATTATCCCGAACGGAAACTTATCCAGACACAGAACGCCTAGAAAGCCTACAAACCCGAGCATTATACTCTCTACCGTTTCTATGTAGTTCTTACAGAAGTGTACAGTTATCAGAGTTTCATATATTATCCAACCAAAAATTATCACTGTCATTGCTATATCGATGATTGAAGAGTTGCTTGAAATCAGAATAACAGCTAACAATGGAAACAGACCCATTATGAATCTGTCTTCATGTGTAAACCGTTGCTCCATGTAACCCTAATAGTTAATGACAATTAAAAACAAAAAAAGCTTATTATTCAGTGTAGTACCAAGCTAATAGTTTCGCTAATCTGTGTTCTATCTCTTTATTAATGTCACTAGTACTCATTTCCTTTTCTCTTACTTTTATTAACTCATTAACTAAGCGAAGTTCATCTGCTGGGTTTACGTCATTAAGGTCTCCTATCTTCATCCCGTTATACTTCAATATTAGACTCCCGTCTTTTTCTTCTTCTATTTCTATCTCTATTTTTGCATGCATTTTTTTCCCCGTTTTTATATCCGTAAAGCGGATATAAAAACCTTTTCCTGAATTTTAAACAGAACTGAACTAAACAGAACTGAACAGAACTATATAACAATAACATAACACAAAACTGAACTTAACAGAACTGAACAGATACAAACACTATAACAGAACTAAACAGAATAGAACAGAGCAGAACAGAAACAAACAACAAAACAACACCAAACTGAACAGAACTATACAGAACAGATAAAAACACCAAACAGATAATAACACAACACACCACACCAACCACCAACACCACAACCATCACCAAAACCACCACCAATATAGTTCCCCCCCG